ATAAAGAATACAAAGAAAAAACAAACTATTACGCTAATCTATCACCTGAAAAGAAAAAAGAATACGCAAAACGAGCATATTTGAATAAAAAAGAAAAAATAAAGAAATTAAATGAAACATCGGAAAATGAAAACATTTAGACGTTTATATAGATTATTCGTTAAATCTATATAAAAATAAAATATTTAGTTAATATATAGAATGGTGAAAAAGAAAAAACCAAAAGACACATTCAAAGAATTTAGGAATAATGAAAAGTCCGCATATAAAACTTTAAAAATACCTTTGAAAACGATTTTGTTAAATCGTGATAATATACACCCAGTAATTAACAATTTAGTATTTGAAATGAATGATTTAGTTATTCATACATATCAATTTATTCGGTTATATGTTTTACATCAATATTCCAAAAACCAATCATTACCTACCATAGATGAAACATTTATTTTGTATTGCATCAAATCATTAGGGACACGTGATAATAGAGGCAAGAAAGGAAAAGACACCGAACTTTTAGAAACATTAGAACAATTCTACAAAACCGAATATCAACCATTATTGAAACACGAAAAAACCAATTTGAAAAATACTACATTTTTATTACCTTATTTAGCAACGCAAATACATACTTCTTTACATAATAATTTTCAAGAACATTTTATTCAGCATTTCTTACGATTTGTCAATAAAACCACCAATGAAATCACACAAGATAAAGCAACTTTATTTCAATTCAAGAAACAATTGTTAGAATTAAATGAAACCGATGAAATATTTTCAACATGGAAACTTAATCACTTACCAAATATACTACCAAGTGAAATTAAGAAAAACATTCATTATGATATTCAGGTAAGACCATTTGAATATTTGAAAGGAATGTTATATATGAATTCTGTATTAGAAAAACAAGAAAGCAAATTATTTCAACCATTACCATTACGAAACAATATCATTCCAAAGCATATTATCATAGATACAGCAAGTTTGATAAATTTGTTTTGTCCTGAAAAAGACAAAGATGGAAATAAATTGAAAAAGGGGAAATTATTAAGTAATGTAAAAACTAATCAAAATGAAGTATGGAGTAATTTCCTGAATTTGAACCATAGAATATTCAAAAACAAACATTATCAGTTTCATAATCAAATACAAACCGATGGTATTAGTTGTTGTTTGTTGTTTATTAGAAAAGATTTGAAAGATAAAAAATGGGGTTCAAGAGTGCCTGTTTTACAAGAACAAGATTTTTATAACATTGAAGATTTATCCATAGAACAATTAGATACATTGAAAGAACGAAATATTGTAGGGTGCGACCCAGGAAAGCATTCATTAGTGTATATGATGGATAAACAAGGAAACAAACTACAATATACAGCATCACAAAGAAAGATAGAAAGTTATGGAAAACGCAACCAGCGAATACTATTACAAGAAAGAACTAAACATAAAATCATAGAAAAAGAAACAAGATTATCAATACAAAATAGCAAATCAGTAGATTATAATAAATTCAAAACGTATTTACTAGAAAAAGATAAATTGAATAAAGAAACATCTGATTTTTATAGGAGTGAAGTGTGGAGAAAAATGAAGTTTAGACAATATAGTTATGGTAAGAAATCAATTGATACATTTTTGAATAAAATACAAGAAACATTTGGAGAAAATATCCTAATTGGTTATGGTAATTGGAGTAGGTCATCACAAATGAAATATACCATGCCTACAATGAATAAAGGATTAAGAAAACTAATTCATAAAAAGTATGATACAATAACTATTAATGAATTTTATACATCTCAAAAATGTTGCGAATGCCGTAATCCATTACAGCATTACAAGGATAAAAAAGGAGTGGAAATATACAGATTATTCACATGTTCTAATTGCGTGAGTTGCGAAAACAAAAATATCGTATTTAGAACAAGGGATAAGAATTCTGCTATTTCCATAATGAAACTAACTGAATGTTGGATAAATACACAAACAAGACCAGTAGAGTTTCAAATTCAAGCATCGTCTTTCACCTGTGGTAATAAAAAGGCAGGGTTAAGTAAGACAATCGGCGTTAAAGAAACAACCCCTAATGGGTAAGCACGCCTATTGATTTTACACTTTTCTTATTTTTTATGCTGTTAAGTCGGTGTTTGAAATGTAAAAAGGTGTAAAAAAATATGTAGGAGGTATAGATAAATTAAAAACGGTTGACTATGAAGATTACCCTATTTACAAATTAATGCAAAATATTCCTGATAAGGTTTTATTGAAATTTATTAAATGCGGAACACCATCTAGATATTTTCAAAAAATAATGAATCATAGATTATTTAGTGATTATAAAGAAAAGAACTCTTTTTATAAAACTATAGTAGAAGTCTATAAAGGAGAACAAGACCTTTTATCTAATAATATATGTGCATGGGAAATAACAAAACTTATAAGATTTTCATTCAAAGCAATTATCATTGAAGGGGAAGAATTATATGATACTGATTATAAAAAATATAAAGAATATATTTTATATTTTAAAAATTATGAGAAATATACTATTCGTCTATTAAATAGTATTGTTTATTTACATAATAAATACTCAATTTAGTTATAATTTTTGTTTATTTATATACCACAACCCTTGTAAAAAAGAATCGGACAAATCGTCCTTTTTTTTATGTGTATTAAAATATGTCAATTCTTTATTAAAACGATAATCATTTGTCAAAATTTCCAAACATTTTGCAATACCTTGTTTTTTTCTTGATTTATAATCTGTTGTTTTTGTATTTGCTGTATTTGATGCAGTTTCATCGTTATCATGACATTTTAATTTATTTATAGAGGAAATAAATTCTATATGTTCGGTATTATTCATAATAAAATACTGAGCAATCATACCTTGAATTGTTTTCATACGATTGGCAATTGGACTTATTTGATTTTCAATTAAAACATAATCTATTTTTTCTTCATTTGGGAAATTTTTATTAAATTTATTTTTAATATTTCTACCTATGGAAACTAGATCGACCTGTGAGGCATTTGTTGCATTTATTTCCTTAAAACATTTATTAGAAATATATTCATTTATTTTAAACAATAAATCATTTTTCTTTATAGGTTTCTCATAATTAATAGTATATTTATCTGCAATTTCCATAAGTATTTGAATTTTTTGTTTATTAATATAATTTGTTTTTAATTCTGTTGTTGGTATTTGAAATGTTTGTTTTTTGGAATGTTTTAAACAATAACACGTATTATTTGCAATATATTTGGCAGGTTTATTACATAAATCATTTTTTTCATTAAAACAACATTTTTTAATTTCATCTTCTTGAGATAAATTAATAATATCCCATTTTTTTATACTGAAATAATTAGATTCTTGGGATTTTTCAAAAAGACAATAGGCGAGATTTTTTATACCAACATCGATAGAGAGAATACGTGTACACATTTATATATTTGTTATATTATATAAAGAAATATGAAATTCTTTATATATTATTTTTTCAATGTTATTATTATTTAATAATTTTCACCTTTGCAAATTTAATCTTGATTATAGATTATGTTTTGATTTTTTGGTTGGTTGTGCTGTTGGAATTGAGGTTGGTTTTGATAATTTACTGGGTTAATTACGGGTGCGACTAATCTTGAATTTAATTGTTCTCTAGATAAATATGGATTTTTTAAATCACTATTACAATATCCGTAACCTGGAGAACTAGTATCATAAATATTTTTAAAAGCATACGGAACATTGCTAGATGGTGTTGTATTTGTTTTTGTATGTGGATCTAATCCTAAATCATAACAAGCTTCCATAGTATTGTAATTCATAATCTGTAATCCATGATGCTGTAAATATTGGCGATATGACCAGTTTGAATGAATATCTTCTTGTTTTTGAATGCGTCGATTAATAACCGCCTCAGGTTGCCATGATGCATAATTTCTACCATCTGACATTATTGGAGGAAAATTAAAATGAACATTATTAGAACCGGAATAACAAACTCCCCATGACATTATTATATTAATATAATGATATATTATTATATTAATATAATTTTTAAATTTAAAAAATTAGATTTATTCAATACCTAATAATTTTAATAAATCATTTTTTTTCATTTTAGATGTATCTGTGGTTAATCCTTTATCTAAAACTACACTTTTTAGTTTATTAAGTGACAATTTCTTATAATCAATTACTTCTATATTTTTAGATTTTTCTAAATTAATATCATATACTTCCTTATTTTTATTTATATCTACCTCTGGTATATCTATAACTTGAATTTCTATAACTTTTTTGTCTTCTTCAGATTCAATATCTTCTATATCAAATGTTTCAATCATATCAAACTCATCATCAATATCACTATCACTATCATCTTCATCATTATCTACAAGATCATCGCAATCGTCGTCTTCATCAACGTCATCGTTTTTGTTTTTATTATTTAAATCATTAATATTTAATATTCTAATATCATTTTCATTTAATTTATTTTCCATTAATTGGTTAATAATATCTACTGCATTAGTATCATCATCATCATGATCGCTGTTATCGGCATCATCTTCACAATCATCATTATCATCATCATCATCATTATCATCATCATCATCATCATCATCATCATCATCATCATCATCATCATCATCATCATCATCATCAGAAACATCAATTAAATTTTCTCCTAAATTAATTGTTTCAGAAGAATTTATAGGAATATTAATTGAATTTACCATATCTTTCATTCCGGAACCTACCATATTCATATGATTTAAATGAAATTTAACTGCATTCAATTCATCGGCTAAAGAAGAAACTAAACTTAACATCGATGATATTTTGTGATTTTGTTCTCTCATTTTATTCTCAAAATAAATAACCAATAAACCCATAACAATAATAATAACTCCTAAAATTACGAAAAATGTTGTATTAAATATGCTTGAAAAGGTTGACATTATTATAAAATAATAATATTAATAATTTATTTTAATAACGAATTAATTGTGTATAAAAATAGAATGAAATCCTAAGTTCAATTGTTCTGGCATATCAATATCAATTATCTCATAGTTTTTTAAATCAATTAAAGATAGAAAATTTTTATTTTTCTCTACATTAAAAAAAATCAAATATGGTACATTTTTAATGTATATGACTTTGTGTTCACCGCATATATTTTTATTTTCAAAAAATATTTTTTTACAAATTTGTAAATCTTTTACTATAATAAAACCGTTCATTGCTTTGTTATTTGTATTTATCATTATACACTTGTCTTCATATTTAATAGGGAAATCTAAATTATAATTTTCTATTTCATTATTTTTATAAATATTACTCGTTTTATTCATTTTATTAATTTGAATCATTCTATATTTACCTTCAAAATCAATACTATTAAAATCCAAACTATTATAAACACATGCATATATCTTAATATATTTATTGTCTTCTTCAACATTAACATAATGAAAAATATAAAAAGATTCATCCAAACAATATGAATCTAATATGCAAGATGATTTATTAATAACATAAACATATGTTTTCTTTTTTTTATCAATCGCAATAGGTAATTGTTTTTTAAATATATTCTTAAAATCATATATTAAAGGTGAATCAATTATTAATAATTTATTATTATCTGTATAAAAATCATGAACTATTGGAATGTATTTTAATTCAATATTTAATTTTTGAATTAACTTGAAATTTTGGTTTAATTTAAAATAATGAATAATATTATTATTCATTTTGTAGTCAATAGTTTCTATTACTTGAACATCATTACAATACTTTGAATGTGCCGAGAAATGCTCTAAATAATTAATTTTTTGTTTACCAATTGTTTCAATAGTTTTATTATTAAAATTAATGTCTATTAAATAGGGATGGTCTCTTTCAAATAATGTGTATATTTTATTATTTACATTGATAAATGCTGTATTTGATACGCCCATTACATTCGGTAATACGTTGAGTTTATTTAAAATAAAAAAGAATAAAAGAAATAAAGGATCTTTAGCTATAATTCCATATTTTTTTTCAAATATAACTTTTTCTGTTTTTATTAAATGCTTTACAAATGATATTTTACCTTTATCAAAAAATACTCCTTGGATTATTCCATTCCCAGAAAAAACATCATGTAAAGAAGTATAATTTTGTAAAGTATACGTTTTTATATCAGGACCAATTAAACCATAAAATCCATTTATATGTTTAATAATATTTTGTCTTTTAAAATGTAAAAATCCATATACAATATGAATAAAACAAATATAAATTATATGATTTATAATCATATATAGTTGATATTATATATGTATATATATATATATATATAT